CGTGCGGGACCGCGTGCGAGTCTCTCTCGGGAGGGTATCGTGAGGAGCGTCCGGGATCGCGTGTGGGACCGCGGCGTGGGAGCCTGCGTGTGGAATTGGGTCCGCGCGTGGGTCCGCGTGCGGGACCGCGCGTGGGACCGCGTGGGGGCCCGCGTGCGGGTCTCTCTCGGGAGGGTATCGTGAGGAGCGTCCGGGACCGCGTGGAGGCCCGCGTGTGGGACCGCGTGTGGGACCGCGTGTGGGACCGCGTGCGGGACCGCATGGGGATCCGCGTGTGGGCCCGCGTGTGGGACCGCGTGTGGGACCGCGTGCGGGACCGCGTGTGGGACCGCGTGCGGGACCGCGTGCGAGTCTCTCTCGGGAGGGTATCGTGAGGAGCGTCCGGGATCCGCGTGTGGGACCGCGTGCGGGACCGCGTGCGGGACCGCGTGTGGGACCGCGTGCGGGACCGCGTGTGGGACCGCGCGTGGGACCGCGTCCGGGAGCGCGTCTGGGACCGCGCGTGGGTCCGCGTGCGGGACCGCGCGTGGGACCGCGTGGGGGCCCGCGTGCGGGTCTCTCTCGGGAGGGTATCGTGAGGAGCGTCCGGGATCGCGTGTGGGACCGCGCGTGGGTCCGCGTGCGGGACCGCGCGTGGGACCGCGTGGGGGCCCGCGTGCGGGTCTCTCTCTCGGGAGGGTATCGTGAGGAGCGTCCGGGATCGCGTGTGGGACCGCGTGTGGGACCGCGTGCGGGACCGCGTGTGGGTTCTCGTGGGGATCCGCGTGCGGGACCGCGTGTGGGTTCTCGTGGGGATCCGCGTGCGGAACCGCGTGCGGGACCGCGTGTGGGACCGCGTGGGGGCCCGCGTGGTCTCTCTCGGGAGGGTATCGTGAGGAGCGTCCGGGATCGCGTGCAGGACCGCGTGTGGGACCGCGTGGAGGCCCGCGTGTGGGACCGCGTGCGGGACCGCGTGTGGGTTCTCGTGGGGATCCGCGTGTGGGCCCGCGTGTGGGACCGCGTGTGGGTTCTCGTGGGGGACCGCGTGTGGGCCCGCGTGCGGGACCGCGTGCGAGTCTCTCTCGGGAGGGTATCGTGAGGAGCGTCCGGGATCGCGTGTGGAAACGCGCGTGGGTCCGCGTGGGGGCCCGCGTGCGGGTCTCTCTCGGGAGGGTATCGTGAGGAGCGTCCGGGATCGCGTGGAGGCCCGCGTGTGGGACCGCGTGGAGGCCCGCGTGTGGGACCACGTGCGGGACCGCGTGTGGGTTCTCGTGGGGATCCGCGTGCGGGACCGCGTGTGGGCCCGCGTGTGGGACCGCGTGGGGGCCCGCATGCGAGTCTCTAGGAGGATCATCACGTGACGAGGAGCCGACGTGCCCGGATGCTCCACGACCACGTGGACGATGCTCTTGAGCGGGGCGAGATGACCCGTCCCGAGGCGGCGGCGCGACACTATCGCCTGTACTTGCGGCTCTGCTCGGGAGCCCACCTCGTGCGCGGCAAGCGCCAGGCGATCTGCTGCCTGCTGGAGGACGTCCTGCCTAACCGCTGGCGCTGGGTACCGCGCCAGGACCTGGGAGGCTCGGCGCACGTTCGAGCGGGGCGCTGGGGCCACGAGGTGGTCTGCGGCTCGTCCGGGCAGGTCCTCATGACGGGGCACGGGTCCCACGCGTCCGCGCTGAGGTGGGCCTTCGGGCGGGGCCTGCTGCCGGTCCTCTCTGACGAGGATACCCTGGCGGCGATGAAGAGGCTGGGCTGGGGATCCGGCTCAAGTCCCGACCCGGGGAAGCCGACGAGGGCCCCATGAAGAAGATCGCAGCGTCCCTGTCCCTGCTCCTGGCGGCCTGCTCCACGACGTCCCACGGGTTCCTGACCCAGGTTCCGATCGAGGTCCGGGCCTCGGCCGGCGTCTCCCGGATGAGCCTGGATGCCGAGTTCGACCGCCTGACGGTGTTCAGCAACACCCGGCCGATGCACCACGAGGTCGCGCACGACGGGGAGCTGGTCCTGGGTCGGCTGGAGGTCGGGTGCGCCCTGACCCCGAACCAGACCCTCGGCGCCTACGTGGACTACGGCACCGGGAGCTTCAGGCAGGGGGACTGGGCCTCCTCGGGGGCGGCCCCGACCGCGGACTCCGAGCACGTCTCCGTAGGCGTGGTCGGCCGGGCCTACCTCGGCAGCGGCAGGCTCCGGCCGTACGGGGAGGCGCGCGTCGGGTACCGGGCGACCTGGATCAGCCAGTCGAGCAGCTACCAGGGGGCCTGGAGGTCCAGCTCGACCGGCGACGGCGTCGACGCGGGCGCCGCCCTGGGGCTGGAGTACTCCCTGTCGCGCCGGCTCGCCCTGCACGCCCAGGTCGGCTACGACGTGGGGTCGGTCGACTCGGGCGAGGTCGACTCGTCCCTCCGCGGCACGACCCTCATGGTCGGCGGGAGCTTCCGGCTCTAGCCCGCCAGCGCCGACCAGACCCCGCCCACCAGCAGCGTCACGACCGCGCCCACCACGGCGCGCGTCACCCACCGCCCCCGCTCCTGCGCCTGCTCCAGCCGGTCGAGCCGGATCACCAGCCCCGGGGCGCCGTTGTGCCCGTAGAGGAGCCGCTCGACCGCCTCGCCCTCCTCGGCGCGGGACCTCAGCTCCTCGGACAGGGACTCCAGCAGGGTGAGGATCCTCTCCTGCGTGACCTCGATCTTGGACAGGCGTTCCTGGGTGTAGTCCATGATGGTTCTCCTCAGTCAAAGGTCCCGTAGGCGACCGCGACGCTCGACGGGTTCTTCAGCTCCACGAACTGCGGGTCGGGGCTGCCGCCCGTGAGGCGCTGTACCCGGATCCCGTCCCCCGCCGTCGTCGCGGGGAGGACCGCCGTCGTCGCTCCGGCCGCGATCCGCGTGACGAACGGGCCGCCGTTGACCGAGACCTGGACGTCCGCGGCATCGACCGCCCCGATCGTCAGCGTGAACGCCCCCGTCGCGACCGTCGGGTAGCTCGCGCTCGGGGTGTTGTCGTTCAGCCCGCCCCCGAAGTAGAACTGGCCAGTGAGGCTGGACGTCGGCGTGACGTCGTGGCGGAAGTCCCTCAGGGACTGGAGGTCCGCGACCGTCGAGGTCTGCTCCGAGACGTCGTGCCTGCTGCGGAGGATGAACCGGAGGAGGGTCCCGGCCGCCGCGGCCGTGATGACGTCCGTCCGGTTGACCGAGAGGCCGCTCGACCCCGGAACCCAGCCCGAGGTCGTGACGAGGACGTCCCCGGGGACCGTGCGGACCTCCAGCTGTGTCTCGTGGCTCGCCGAGACGGAGGAGTCGTCCGACAGCAGGCTCTGGACCTCGTCCAGGGTATCGAAACGGCGGCGGTACCACGCGACGTCGATCCGGAACGTGTTCAGGCCCGGCCCGCCGGCGCCCTCCAGCGAGGGGGTCCCGAACGGGGTGCCCGACCCGTTGTACAGGATCGCCGCGGGAGCGTAGGGCTTCATCGCGCGGGCGTGGACTTCGAGGTCGACGGTCATGGTCGACGGGGTTCCGGCGAAGGTCGCGGTCGCGCTGCGGGCCCGGAACCGGACGTCGACGTGCTTGTTCGCCACGAACACCGAGTTGAACATGCGGCCCGGGACCCCGGTCCCGACGAACAGCAGGTAGACGGGATCGTTCGCCGCGTGCGACTGCTGCGGGGTATCGAGGACGCCCCGGAAGACGTTCTGGAGCTGGACGTCGGCGCCGACGTTCGCGGCCTTCTGCACCAGCATCAGCTCGGCTCCCGCTCCGGTGCCGACCTGTATCAGGTGCGCGAGGTCGACCCCGAGGTCGCCGAGGGTCGCCAGGTCGTTGAACTGGGTCTCGATCGCCACCTGCGTGTCCGGGTCCGCGACGACGGTCACGTTCCCGACGCCGGCCGTCGCGTTGTTGGCCTGGGCCGTCGGCATCGACGCCGACAGCTTCCCCATCCTCACGAAGTCGAGGACGCCTCCGCCGACCACCTCGGTGAAGGTCCCGGAGGGGGATCCGGTGTACTCCTTCGTCTCTACCTTGTACCCCAGCTCGGAGCCCTGCCGCCGCGCGGCGCACCAGATCCGGGGCGCGAAGAACGGGCCCGAGGCGCTCTCCGGGTTCCGGCGAACGATCCCGCGAGGGGCCTCGACCGCCTGCGCCTGCGCCGGCGCCGGGGTGAGCGGGTAGTCTGCGAGGCCGATCGACGGGGGCGTCCAGAGCGACCCCGGCGGCGACCCGAACGACGCGATGAAGAACCCGAAGACGTCCTGGACGCAGGAGAGCTTGATCTTGTTCTGCTGGAGCTGCCCGTAGTCGACGCTCCCCACGCGCATCCGCAGGTTGACGAAGCCGAACCGGGGGTCGGTCCAGGTGACGACGTCCCCGCGGGTCACGTCCCAGAACTCCCGCTGCACGACGAACGTCGCCCGCGCCAGGGGGAACGAGAGGGTGCGCAGGTCCCGCCACGCGACGTTCGCGGCGAGGTCCCCGGACTTGATTCCCGGGTAGGTAGCCTGCGTGGATATCGCGTTCGGGTTCGTGACCGAACCGTTTCCCTGGACCTGGGCGTTCGCCATGTCCTGGGCCAGCGCGAACGACTCCTCGTAGTCGTTGTCCCGGTGCTGGAACTTGACGACCACCTGGTTCGTGGTGTCCTCCCACGAGCCGCGGGTGAAGTCCTCGACCGACTCCACGTTCGACGCCGTCAGCGCCCCCGCGACGGGGTCGCCAACCCGCGCCAGCTTGACCTTCCACTTCCCGCTGCGGTGGTCCAGGAAGACGACGCCGTCTACCTGGCGCATGATCTCCCGGACCAGGTCGGCCGCCTCGGTCTCGCTGTCCAGGACCATCGAGAAGCCGTTCGCCTCGGCGATCAGGGTCGCCGACGCTGCCGCGAAGGAGGAGCCGATGCCCACGTCGACGTCGGCGGTCGAGTGGCCGAAGCCCCACTCCGAGTTCGTCAGGACCTCGTACAGCACGTTCATCGGGTTGGCGTCGACCCCGATCTTGTTCTGGCCGGCGGTCTGGCCCGAGAACAGCGCCGGGTACCGCTCCAGCTCGAACTTCCAGGCCGCGATCGAGGTGCTGTTTCCCAGGTAGCCGCCGCGGCCGGCGCCGGCCGCCGGGTTCGTGCGGCCCAGCTCCCGGACGACCACGTACGCGGTCCCGGTGTAGCGGGGGGTCCGCGTCGTCCCGGACAGGGAGTCCTGGAAACGTCCCAGGTAGGCGTTGACCGCCTGGGCCGTCGTCCCGAGGTGGAGGTTGACCGATGCCTGGATCCCCCCGTTCCCGAACCCCTCCCCCCCGAACAGGGTCGGGTCGTCGACGTCGAAGTTGCCGGTGGCGGTGCCGTCGAACACCAGCTCGTCGCTGACCCAGACCCTCTTGATCGCGTCGATCGGGCCGCGGCAGAGGGCGAGCTGCATCCCCGCGTGGTACTTGAACCCGAGGAGCTGCCGCTCGCTGGAGAACAGCCCCGTCTTCACCTTCTCGGTGACCGCCTCCTGGAACACGTCGTCGTACCAGACCACGTTCGGGGAGGAGATCAGGACGCGGCCCCAGATCAGCGGGATTACCCTGCCCTCGTCAGCCGTGGGGAAGTCGAGCTGCTCGACGCGGTCCTCCTCGACCTTCGGCTTCGGCCGGAGCAGCTCGTTTATGACCAGGAGCGCGGCGAGGGTCAGGATCTCCAGGAGGAGCGCCCGCGTCGGGGCCATGGGATCCGGCGCGCGAAAGCAGTCGACGACGAACGCCCCGATCAGGGCGATCGAGACGAGCAGGCGCGCCCACCGGGGCATGCCGGCGAGGGGGTCGCGGAAGTCCACCGGCGGCCGCCGCATCATATGGTTACCAGCCCCGAGACGAAGGGGTTCTTCCTGGGCACGTAGGGGAACCCCCCGTACGAGTGGATGTTGTCGAACTTGGTCGCGCAGTCTCCCCTGAACCTGTGGTCGCAGCCCGCGAACGCTTGGACCGACGCGCCGAGGATGCTGGTCGCGAACGGCAGCAGGAGGGTGAGGTTCGCGCCCGAGTGGGCGACGATGAGGCGGAAGTCGGACTCCGCGGAAGGCTTCACGAAGCCACCACGAAAGAAGTTGGCCGGCCGGGAGCCGACTCCGCCAGAAACCGTGATGACGCTGCCGGAGACCGCGGTGACGGTCCCGACGTCGTTGAAGGCTACGGTGCTGACGTCGCAGCCTGGCCCGTAGAGCAGGTGGTTGCACTGGGCCATGAACGTGTAGCGGGGGATCCGGCGGTTGCCCGCGTTCTCCAGGCTGCGGACCGCCACCTCGGCGACCTCCCCGTCGTTCGGGAACCGGACGGAGAGGACGCTGCCCTTGTAGATCACGACCTGCGTGTTGAAGGTCGGGCTCTCGTTCCTCTGGAGCCGGACGATCGTCAGCGTGGCCCTCTGCCCGGGGACCAGGTCCACGTACTTGGACGCGAACGGGTTATCTGCCGGGACCGTCACCGTGAGGGTGTTGACGTTGTCGCCCGCCCCCTGCGAGACGCCGCTCCGGGCGATGGCTATCGGCTCGTGCACGGTGGTGCCGAGCGTGATCGGGTCCTCCGCGGACGTGTAGGTGAACGAGGTCGTCCCGAGGCCGAACGTGTAGACCTCGATCGGGCGCGAGTCCTGGACGCTCGACTCCAGCACGTCGAACGAGGTCACGCGATCACCACCTTGACCGGGACCCGGAGCTGCGCGGCGCCGGCGTGGTCGAACGCGAGGACGAGCTCGTCGGCGTCGAGGCGCGACAGCTCGTAGAACTCGACGCGGGAGACCGCGGTCGCGGCGTGGGACGCGCCCCAGTTCGTGGTCAGGGTCAGGCGCTCCGTCGTCGCGGTGAGCTGGACGCTGGAGAGGATCGTCTTGACCTCGCTGGGGCTGCCGTCGTTGTAGGAGATCCGGAAGGTCTTCTTGTGCTCCCGATCCTGGACGAACCGGACGTAGCCGACGTGGTCGACGTCCATGAGCGGCGACCCGCTGTTCAGCGTCGCCGACACCGTGAGGTCGCTGATGAACGTGGGGAGGTAGAAGGACTTCTGCCTGCCCCCGAGCGCGATCAGGAGCTTCTTCAGCTTCGTGGTCTCGGCGCGGCCGTGGGTCCCGAAGCCCTTCTGGCTGGACCGCTTGTTCGTGCTCCAGCGGGAGGACTGGGTGACGACGCCGGTCGAGTTGTCGATCCGGGATATCCTCTGGAACAGCTCGAAGGTCATCGGCCCGTCGACCACGTTGCAGTCGTCGAGCAGGACCTTCCCGTCGTGGGTGTTCCACCCCGCGGTGGACCCGACCATCGCGCCCGTGTCGTTGTCGATCACCTCGAAGCTCGCCTGGAACTCTTCCAGGTTGTTCTGGTACCGGCTGCCCGAGACGACCTGCGCCAGGAACGCGGTCCGGACGGGGACGACCGGGGTCCCGGCCGGGTAGGAGTTCACGAGGGGGGTGGTCGTGAAGGTGATCGTCGTCGAGGTGATCGCCGAAATCACGATCACGTCGAACTTGGTCCCCGACTCGATCACGACCCCGAGCCCCCCGACCCGGAAGTCCACGTTGGCCGTGCTGGGGACCGTGACGGACGTGGCGGTCGCCGCCGCCGCCGCGGAGGTGGCCAGCTCCTCGTGCCAGACCGGGACCGCGAAGGCGTTCGACTGCCAGCCGAAGAGGAGGGCCTGGAGGCGCTGCCTCTCGGTCAGGTCCAGGAGGTAGGTCACGTCCAGGACCTGGCGCGGGTTCTTGCGGAGGGCAATCCGCTGCTCCCGCCCGTCGATCCCCTCGATGACCTCCGTCAGGAACCCCATCGTCTCCCGGACCGGGGACTCGTACCGCGGGGAGACCAGCGCGATCCTCTGGCCCGCGATGGGCAGCATGAGGAGTCCACCCGGGCCGAAGGTGAAGTCCAGCGTGTCGTCGAACGTCGGGGGCCCGTCGGGGCCCACGGAGACGACGAGCTTGAGCGCCCCGGGCGGGGGGCCCAGGTTGATGATCCTCGTGGTGTCGAGGTCGAGGAAGCTGGTCAGCGGGTTCAGGCTGGCCGGCGGGGTCGGGAGCTCCGGCACCGTGACTCCGGCGCCGGCGTTGTTGACGAACGCGCTGAAGGTGCTGACCGTCTTGCGGTGCGCGTTGAACAGCTCGTACGTGGCGGTCACCGTCGTGACGACCAGGCCGAAGTCGGTCTTCCGCCGGGGCGTCAGGTGGACGCGCTCGAACCAGTCGAACCCGACGTCTGCCTCGATCCACTCCCGCCCCGTCAGGGCGTTCTGGGCCGTCGGGGCGCCGCCGTGGGCGACCTCCGCGAAGTTCCCGGCGGCCTGGGGCGCGTCGAGCGCGTCGAGCGAGGCGTACTCCCCCTCGTAGCGGAAGTTAGGGACGTCCCGGCCGTCCGAGTGGAAGGCCAGCGGCGCGTCGGCGATCCCGGAGAAGTCGGCCACGTCGCGTCACGTCTTCCGGTAGGCGATCCCCTGGTTGCGGGTGCCGGGGTGGGCGCCCTTCTGGCGCGCCGGGAAGACGACCCAGCTCTCGGCGCCGACGGTCACCACGTCGCCTCCCGCGTAGTTCGCGACGTTGATGCCGCGGATGTTCGGCATGGTCCCGATCGGGTACAGCTGTTCCAGGGTCAGGTGCTTGTACAGGGGGCTGATCGGGTAGAGGGGGATCAGGCCCTGGAGCGGGGTGCTGCGCGGGCGCGCGTGCGGCGCCGCGACCAGCCCTGCCCGGAAGCCCCCGCCCGCCACCCACGCTCGCGCGGCGGCGGGCGAGCCGCGGTCGTTCAGGGCGGGGGTGCCGCCGTCCCAGCAGAGGCCCCACCTGCCGTTCGCCACCTGGCCCGGCATCCCTTCCATGTGGACCGACGCGAGGTAGGATCGCCCGATCGTGGTGCCGTTGTGGATCGCGGTTCCGGACGCGAACCCGTCGAGGAGGGTCGTGCTGTCGGCGAGCATGGCCGCCGAGGTACCGCCGACGGAGGAGTGGCGGTCGGCGTAGGCGTACTCGCCGCCGGTCCAGGTCCCCAGCTTGGAGAGGTGCCCCATCCCGAAGTGCCGGTACGCGACCCCCGCGGCGTGCTCGACGACGACGTGGACGTGCTTGGGCGCGCTGTCCTGGAGGAAGAACCAGTACGTGTGGGTGCCGTTGTCGACGTCCGCGTTCCGGCCTCCTCCTATCTGGGTGGACCCGGTCCCGTTCGTGCCCGACACGACGCCCTGTCCCGAGTCGTTCGTGTGGTTCCCCGGGTCGGTCGCGGCGACCCAGCCGAGGGCGTGGTAGACCCCGACGTTGTGCTCGCCGGTCGAGATGGCCGTGTCCCACCGGAACGACATGAACAGGCTGTCCACGTGCGCGGCGTAGCGCCCGAGCGCGGACTCGTCCTGCAACCACCCGTGCGCCAGGAGGAAGGTATTGAGCTTCGTCCGGATCAGGTCGTCCGTGCTCGTGAACTGGCTGGACTCGAAGAAGAGGGCCACCTAGAGCTCCTTCAGGACGAAGAACGAGTACCGCTCGGCGCGGCCCGCGTTCGGGAAGACACGGTACCGCTGGGTGCCGATCGTGACCGTGTCCTCGGGGGTCATCACGCCGCCGTCCGACTTCGTCGCGCTGATCCAGAAGACCTGGTCAAGCTCCCCGCGCGGGGTCGCGTCGGGGTCCGCGTCCGCCGTGGTGGGGGCGCTGATGACCGTGCAGGGCACCAGCAGCGTCTCGAACCCGACGAGGGTCGGGAAGAGCAGGACGGTCGCGGCCGCGCCGGAGTGCTGGCCGATCCCGACGTAGAACTGGTAGGTCCCCTCGGTCGAGATGAAGTCCTCCCCGGCGGTCCCCGCCCGGTTCGGGTTACCCAGGGGGTAGAGGACGTTCGCCCGCAGGGCCCCGCCCGCGCTCGCGTTCTGGACGCGCGTGTAGGCGCCCGTTCCCGGGTGCCGGAAGAACGCGGGGCACGCGGTCGACGACTCGGAGAACAGCTCCGTCAGTCCCGTCACCAGGTTCGATGCCGCGTCGGGCGCCCGGTTGGAGACGCTGGAGCTGCCGGAGAGGTACATCGGGTACGGGCTCTCGGCCGTCGTCCCGAACGGGTTCATCAGGCCGAGGTAGAAGCTCTGGTAGGTGAGGAGGGCGCCGCCCTGCGCCTTGCGGACCCCGAGCAGCCGGCGGCCCGTCACCGAGAACCACCACGCCTCGGAGGCGTTGAACATCAGGAGGTTCACGCCCGTCGTGCCTACCGTCGTCGCGGGACCCACGTTCGACTGCGACTCGATCGAGACCGAGTCGTTGTAGAAGTCCATCGCGAACGTGACCCAGCCATAGCGGATGTTCGGGGTCACGTCCTGCGTGTAGGTCCGCATCCCGACGAGGGGGGCGTCTCCCCCGGCCACCGTCCCGAGGAGGACGACCTCCTTCTCGTCATTGATCGAGTTGACGGAGAAGTTGTTCCGGTTCCTCTGGGCCGCCCAGCCCGACGCCGTCAGGGTCAGGTTGAAGGTCGCGTCGGTACCCGTGCCGCCCGTCGCGGCGATGCCGATGACCCCGATCTCGGCCTGCGTCGTCAGGGTCAGGGTGCATGCGTTGTTGCCGGCGAAGGTCGACGGGCCGACGCCGACCGTCGACGCCGGGGAGCTGGGGGCGGCGGAGTAGGCCCCTCCGGACTCGAACAGGGTGACCGTGGCGACGGCGCTGCCGGAGAGGGTCGCGACCCGGAACTTCGCCTTCTCGGTCGCCGTGCCGCCCTGGACCTCGATGACGTCCCCGACGACGTAGCCGGAGCCTCCCGCGGCCACCGTCGCGCTCGCGACCCGCAGGCTGAACGATCCCGCGGAGAGGATCCTCCGGATGCCGGTCACGACGCCGCCGGCGGCCGTCACCTCGAACCTGCACGGCATCGTGTTGGGCGTGACCGTAGGCTCGCTGGCGTGCGAGATGGTGAGCACGTCCCCGTCGGTGTAGCCGGTGCCGCCGTTGTTGATCGGGAGCGCCGAGACGTGCTTCGACGTGGCGGCGGCCACCAGCCGCGAGAGGAGGTCGCGGTAGTGGTTGGGGCCGGTGGTAGTCGTGCCAGCGTGCCAGGCCATGGGTTATCCGATCGTCTGCTTCACCCGGTCGCGGTTGCGCGCCAGGACGTTGAGGATGACCTCGTCTGCGAGGCCCTTGCCGATGGCCTGCGGGACCATGTTCGGGTCGTCGACGTTGACGACCTGGACGTTGACCGGCGCCCCCCCGAGGGCCCCCGCGGCCTGCGGGGCAGGGATCACCTGGCCGCCCGAGCTGCCGGTCCGGAGGATCTCGGGCCCCCGCTCGCCGACGACGTAGGAGCGGTTGGGCTGGACGTTCCCGCCGTGCTGCCGCCCGGGCAAGAAGGCGCCTATCTGGGCCGCCGGCCCCCCGGCGCCGGGGAGGAAGGCGGAGAGGGCCTGGACGATCACGAGCCGCGCGATGATCCGGATGAGGTCCTGGACGAGCGAGCTGGCGAACTCCTTGAACTCGAACTTGCCCGTCTCGGCGAAGTCTACGATGGCCTGGGTCGCGTTGTCGGCGAATGCGTTGACCGACGCCTCCGCGACCGAGGCGAAGTCCATCGCCTCCAGCTGGAGCTTCAGGAACGCGCGCGTGAACCCGTCCTCCAGGGCCAGGCTGCTCTCCAGGGCCTGGACGTTGGCCTGGAGCAGCGCGACCCCGTACTGCTCGGCGCTGATCCTTCCCTGGTCGAACAGCGCGTCGAGCGCCTGCTGCGTCAGGAGCAGCTGCTGCTGCGGGCCCAGGATCCTCTCCATGATCTCCCCCTGCTCGACCAGCAGGGCGTTCTGGCGGGCGCGGTTGAAGATGACCTCCTTCTGCTTCTCGTCCAGCGGGCCCCGCGCCAGCTCCAGCTTCTGGATGATCTCCAGGGCCTCGGCCTGGTCGCGGGTCTTCCCGACGAGCTGCTCTCGCAGGGTGACCTGCTGCCCCAGCTCCAGGACCTCTCGCGCGAGGAGGTCCTTCGGTACCCTGAGCCCCACCAGCTCCTGCTGGAGGCCCGCGATCGCGTCCCGGAGCAGCGCGGCCTTGCCCACCGCGCCCGCCGGCAGGTTCTCCAGGGCGCCCCTCAAGATCCGGATCTGGTCGATGACCTTCGACTCGGTCTCCAGCACGTCCTCGGTGACCTTCCGCTCCTCGGTCAGGGCCTGCTTCAGGCGCTCGCGGGCCTCTATCTCCGCCCTGATCGCGTCCGTCACGGGCTGCTTCGTCTTCTCCCGGAAGTCCGAGAGGGTCTTCTCGATGTTCTTTTGTATCTCCGACTCGCGGCTGCTCAGGGTCAGCAGGCGGTTCTGCTCGTCCAGGTCCGCCAGGAAGTCCTTCAGCTCCACGGTGGGGGGCCTCAGGCTGCCGTGGAGCTTGCGGGCCTCCTCCTGCGCCTTCGCCAGGTTCTTCCTCAGCTCCTCCAGCACCGCGATGTCCCCGGTACGACCTCGCAGGGACTCCGCGCCGGGCGTCAGGTCGACCGAGGCGATCTCCCGCTTGATGTCCAGGATCCGCTTGCCGATCCGGCTGAGCGGCGCCTCCTCGACCCGGAGCTTCTCCAGCTCTTCCCGGGTGCGCCGGACCTCTGCCGTGAACGACCGGAACCCCAACACCAGGGCCCCGCCCAGCACCCCGACCAGTCCCAGGGAGGCGAGGCGGGAGGCCGCGAGCCTCTTCGCCAGCGCGACCAGCCCGCCCGATGCCGCAGCCGTCTCGACCGCCGTCTTTGCTCCCGTCGCGGCGGTGGCCAGCCCCAGCTCGACCTGGAACGCGACCGCGCGCCTGGTAGAGACTCCGAAGGCGGTCGTCGCCGCGGTCGCGGCTGCCATGGAAGCCGTGTACGTGGCGGCGGCGGCGGCGGACGCGAGCATCCCCTTGATGAGGAGCCCAACCCGGCCAAGCACGATCGTCAGCCCGGCCGCGAAGATCGTGTCCAGGTTCTCCCCGACGAACTTGATGACCTGCGCGAACCCGGAGATGGCTCCCGTGCTCTTCTCGACGTCGCCTACCAGCTTCAGGAAGTTGTTGCCCAGGGTGAAGAGCGCCTGCCCGACCGTGACGGTGGTCTTGTCGAAGCGGGCGAGCAGCTTGTCGGCTTCCAGGAAGGCGTCTATGATGACCTTCGTCGACACCTCGCCCTTGGCGGCCAGCTCGCGGATCGCCTCCCGCCCTACGCCGAGCTTTTCGGCGATGATGTCGGCCACGATCGGCAGCTGCTCCAGCACGGACCGGAGCTCGTCGCCGCGCAGGGCGCCGGAGGCTAGGCCCTGGGTGAACTGGCGCAGGGCGTTCGTCGACTCGATCGCCGAGGCGCCGCTGAGGGCGACCGCCTTGCCGATGTTCTCGATCACCTTGAACAGCTCGGTCTGGGTCACCCCTAGCCTGCCGACGGCGGCGGAGAACCTCTGGTAGATCTCCACGGTCGCGCTGAAGCCCGTGCGGGTCTTCTGGCTGATCTCGAACAGCCGGGTCTCGACCCCGAACAGGTCCTGCTCGGACCTCACGACGGTCCGCAGGCGGTTCTCCAGGTTCAGGAAGGAATCTCCGACGGTGATGAGCTCGCGGACGCCGATGCCCACGCCGATGGCGGCGAAGGCCTTCTGGATGACCCCTCCGAGGTTCGCGCCGGCGATCTGGGCCCTGTTCAGGCCCTTCTCGACCGCCGCGGCGCCGCGCAGGGCCTGCGAGGGATCGGCGATGATGTCGATGCGGAACGCCATCTCAGGTCACCGCTCCCACTTCTCGGAGCGGCGCTCCTCCCGCGCGGACCGCTGCTTCTGCTCCTGGACCTGCCAGGACAGGTACGCCTCGTCGAGCTCCCGGACCACGTCGCAGAAGACGCCGAGCATCTCGGGATCCAGCCCCTTCCGCTCGCCGTAGCCCATGATCTTGTCCCAGGGGATCGGTCCCACCACCTGCCCGCCGAACTGCCGGCAGCTGGACAGCTCCCAGAACCCGCGGAGGTAGAGCTCGTCCCCGCGGACGAGGGGCGGCTCGTCCTGGA